ATACATGTATGATGCTATATTAAATCAAACTAATTCAGGGCCAAAATACACATGGAATCCAGCAACAAAAGTATATGATTATTCTAACAGTAAATTTCCAAATAAGAATTATAAAAAAACTTACAATCCATCCTCTTCTATGTCACGTGGAGATGTAATTCATTTTGATGGTGATGATTATCGTAATGCTAATAAAATGATTTTTAATGGAGAAAAACTAGTAGATCTCTACTACGGTGTAGATGATTATGGATCAGTTCCACCAGAATTTGTAGTTGGGGATAAAGAAGAAGAGTTTGATATTGGTGATTTTGAAGATCTAATATGTCATAATAGTATTAATTGGTTATCTAAGGATAAATTAAAAGAAATCATCTTTAGCATAGATGAAAAAAAGAATAAGATTTTAGGTAAGGTAACAATTAAGGGTAAAGAATGGAAGATTATATTAGATATATATAACTATTCAGAATTTGAGAATAGTTCAATGAATAGTAAAAAATTTAAGTGCTATATAGAAGATGAAGATATTTATATTAACAATATAAAAGATATTCCAATTAAAAATCAGAAATATTTAATTACAGCAAAAGCAGAAACTGATTCTATTTCATTATCAAAATTAGTAGAAGAGAAAGAAAATTTATCATTTATTCATTTTTATAATCGATTCACAGATCCACCATGTAGTGAATGGATCGCATATCGGAGTGTAAAAGAATATAAATTAAATTTAGGTGACATGTCTAAATTTAATTTCCCATTAATATTAGAAAGAAGATCGACTTATTCATCTGATTCTTATATTTTTAATCAAGCAGAATTAGAGAGAATGTTAGGATTTTCTAAAAAAGATATAGATAATATTTTTATAAAAGAAATAATTGGATATCCAGTTACTTTAGAATTACTAGAAAAAGACAATGAAACATTACTTAAAGATATTAAAGAACATATTAAATATGTAATTGATAATAATATTAATCTACCATTTAGTCAGGAAGGTAGTAATGTTTTATCATTGAATTTTTAGTTTAAATCCCATCCATTTTTTATTTTAATATTATATATAATGTTAAAATATCTTTTTAGCCTATTTATTGTTACCTCAGTTGCTACCATATCTTCTAATTTTACAAATATGACAAATTATGTAGATTATACAAATTATTCACCAAACAGTTGTGTTTCATTTACATTAGGTTCTGGTACTGGATGTGATTGGATGTGTAATTATTGCGCGAATAGTTTAGGAACTAATAATTATTATTTTACTGATCAGGTATGTACATATTATCCAGGAGGGTGCCAAGGTAATCCTCAAGCGGGAGTACAATATACTTGCTGTTCAGCTTAAAAATTGATAAATTGATGATTTACCCCTAATTACATTATAAATATATTTATACAATGGAAAATCCCTTTGACGATGACCCTAGCCTTCCAAAAACAATAACCAAAGAATTGCGATTAGGATTTGATGAATTATTTGGTTATAAGATATATGGTAATTATCATTTAGTAAAATTCAGTCAAATGTTAAAATTTACTGATTTTACATTAAAGAATCGAGGGATTGATAATAATCATGTAAATGAAATATATAATACATTAAAATTAAATAAGAAATTAACAATGCCACCTATTGAATTAATAAGTGTTATTTTGCCGAATATTGATGAAGATAAAATCTATGTTGGAAACGGCCAACATAGATTTTTAGCATATAAAAAATTATATGAATTAGATAAAATAGATTTAGATGTTATGTGTATGATTCATGATGCTGATAATGAAGAGCAAATGGATAGTATTATTAAGATCATAAATAGTGGAAAACCGGTTACAACAATGTTTAACTTTAAGGAACGGAATGAATTCATAGAAAAAATTGGTAGTGCTTATGAAAACATATACAGTAAGAGTGAGAATCATCATGCTGATAAAATGAATAAAATTAGATTACGCGATATTTTAGATAACAATAAAATATTTGATGGTAAAAGATTAGCAAATGATATGTTTAATAAATTAATTGAATTTAATGAAATAATTAAAAAAGAATTTGAGAGTAAAATTAAAACGGTTAAAGAGAGAGAATTGTTTAATAAAATTAAGGAATCACATAAATTTTATTGTCTTATGTGTAAGGATTATATATGGGTGAATCGATTTCAGGTTTATATCAATACAAAAAAAATTATAATAGTTGATTAAATTTATTTATAAAAAAAATTGACATATAAATAAATTAATAATATCCATATATTATTAATAATGAGTCATATATTACATATATATAATGCTGAGACTAGGTTCTTCCAAGCAGGCGAACACTTTGGATTTGATGAATTATATGATGCTTTAAAATATCATTATTCAGATGTTTGTTGTAATGATGATATATTAATTAATAAATTAATTGATGCTCTCTATGATGGAGCAAGTAGAGAAGAACTATTTAAAATTGATGAAGAAGAGATAATTCATAATATAACCCATACAATTGAGATTTGGTTACGTCAAGATAAAATGACACCGGATCCATTTTGGGCTGATGATATTGACGAAAAGAGTATAAAAAGAATTATTGTAATTGTTATATAATTCTTATAGAGTAATTATTATTTTATAATCACTCTGAAGTGGGATATAATCAGAACGAGATTTAAGATTATTTACAAATATTTTTACTTTCTTCAATAATTTAATTAATTTATAGCCATTAGTGGGTGCCACTATTTTGATTTCATTAAATAATTCATCTATTTTTGATAATACGGTTAATCTAAATTTAGCTTCGGTTGCTATAAATTGGGGAACAGTTAAGAAATACTGAAATAGTTGAATCATGAAATCAATTCGTTCTTCTTTAGTGGGGGCATTAGTAGAATTTATCATATATTCTTTTATAGTATTCATACAAACATCTCTATTAAATTCAGAATCATTCATGTTGGTTAATATTTGTATATATAAATTTGGAAAATAAATTAGAAATTCAATTTTTATCATATAAGTGAGGAAAAATTGATTTATCAACATAATAATGTATTTTATTATATTATTATGTCAAAAATAGATAGCTCATATTTACCAAAATATCGGGAATTAAAGAAACTTATTCTTGAATATAGCTTTGAAAATGACAGTAAAGCAATACAAGATTTAGCAAGATTATTAATAATAGAAGTAAAAGAAATACATAAGGAAAAAAATATTCTTGATCAAATTGAGGAGGCAAAAAGATTATTTATTATGAATCCAAATAAATATCTTGGAAAAAAATTAATTGAGATTAGTATTTAATGATATTTTAGTTTGATCCTTTCAGATTGCACTAAAATATTTGCTTCTTTAAAGCAAGATATTTTAGTTTATATTTTATATATTTTGAATAATAATCAATATTTCCACCAGTCATCGATTTTTTATCATATTTTCGACGAGCTTCTGCTTCTTTCTTAGTACATGGAGCTATAGATAAAAATAATCTTGGTACATTAAAAGGTGGCTCAGTATGTATTCCACACATCGAAAAATCAGTATCAAATGACATAAATATAGCAGCTTGATATTTTTTAGCTTGTACTATTTTTCCGGTTGCTTTCTTGGTGAGTGCTTTTCTAAATTTTATATCATCATTTATACTACTATCATCTAGATATGAATTATCTTTCTTTAAACGAGTTTTACTTTTTTCGGATTCTTCACCATACATAGAATAAAATAATTTTCTTTCTTTCGAGGTTGTTTTTAAGAAAAATGTTCCTGGGCCTTGTAATACAGTTACAAATTTATTTAAATCTGTTCTTTTATTTATATCTTTAACTTCTAAGAAATTTAAATCACAATGCCATCTCTTAAGATCAAAATTATTATTTGGTAATGTGGATCGAATAGTAAGCCAATAATTTGTATATTTCCTATTATACGAACTCATAACTAATTTAGTTAAATCCCTTATAGTTTTCTCCATGATATTAATATCCTCTTCAGTATTAGATCCAATTTCATTTAAGAATTTATTTAAACCTGATAGATTATCAATACCATAATTATTATATGTATTATATCTCTCAACTTTAAAATTATCTAAACATTTTTTGGTTTTTTTATCATATGGTATATCAAATATTTTAAACTGAGATGGTTCATTTTCTAAATAATTTCTAATATTTTTTTCATTAAGTATTTGATTCATATATATATGTATATAATAATATTATTTCCTCTTTAATCTTTCTTGTAATTTTTTTTCAGTTAGAGGCAACAAATATTTTTCAATATATCTTTCCTTAGTAACTATCATTTTATGACTCCATAAAGTTTCTCCAATTTTTTCAAATCCACATTTTTTATAACATCCAATTGCTCCATCATTATTTTTAAACACATATAATAACATTGAAGGATTATCATTTGTTTCTAATGATTTAAATTGAAGTTTTTTAGGATCCCAATATGAATTTATGAGATTTTGAATAATTTTTGTACATGATCCTTTAATGAAAGAACGAACATGTTTAATTTTATAATTATTCTCAGAAATAAATCCGATAGCATATCCAACTATTTCATCATCAATAATTAAAAGTGAAAATTTAGTATCTTTGTATTCATCAAAAATTTCGGAAGCAGTATATTTTATTAATGTCGGAGAATAAAAAAAATTACCATTATCAGTTTTTAATTGTGATTTATATTTTTCAATTATATGAGGTGACTTTATTGGATTCATTGGATAACCATCTTTTATCATAGTTTCATTCCAAAAAGATTCATTTTCTTCAAATTCTTTAGATAATTTTGGATTATTAAGTATAAAATCTCGATCTTCTTTTATATTTGAATCTATTATTTTTAATTGTTCCCCCAAATTATTATTTTTTGTTTTTTGTAATGTTTTTAAATTATTTACTTTTATTGGTAATAAATATTTTTCAGCATATGATTCTTTGGTTAATATCATTTGAATTCTAATAATATTTTCACCGAATGAATTTGTAGTTTCACTTTCTGAATTTGGTATTTCAGTAAAACCAAAATATTTATAGCATTTTATTGCTGCTATATTATCATTCGCTACACCTAATTTGATTGAAAAATTATTTTTAAATTGTGATTTAAATATATCCCACCAATTCTCAAGTAAGGCTCCAACAACAGATTTACACAAACCTTTTCCTCTATGAAGAGCCGATGTAAAAACATCAGTTATAGATAAACAATCTTTGTCTTCCCAACCAACGGCCATTGAAACTATATGATTATCTAATATAGCAATTGAAACAATACTGTCTTTAAAATTACTAAAAAAGTTATTTATATCTGATACATTACAAAGATCTTCAAAATCCTTTTTATAATTTGAATTATTATTTATAAAATCTTTATCTTTTTGATCAGAAAAATGTAATATCTTTGTTGGCATATAATAATCTTATAAAATAATATTTCATATTATTTTATGTTGTTGTTCGGCTTAGCTCTTCGAGCTGGCCTCTCAACTAAGGGGCGAATTTTAATTATTTCTTATATTTTTTCAACCAATTATAAAAAACCTTCATAGCATCTCTCATTTCCTT